CACCAATCCACCGGGCCTGGGTAGAACACGCGCAGAATTGAGGATGCGTTGGTGGCGGTAGAGAAGGCTGTGCCATACAGGCGCACGGCGGATGAGGCCCCAGCACCCTTCACTACGCCGAAGTCCGGCGAGGAGCGCGACACCCTACCGTACTTGTCTACTCGCTCCCACACTACGGAGAAGTAGTATTTGGTGGTGTTGATAGAGTCGGTGACTGGCCCAACGGTTCCAGCGTTCCAGCCGGAACCACCTGCGGTGGCGTACTCCCCCACCCTGCACCACACTGGGTCGGTCGTGAACCCGACAGGATATACAGATGCACGGTCGTACGTGCATACCAACCCACCCGACAGGTATATGCCGTCGTCTGCCTTGGCCGGCTGCCAGCGGTACTTATCGGAGCGGGAGAGCTGGCACAGATGTACCCGCTTGCGCTCCTGGGCGTTAGCCCAAGAGCTGATAGCGAAAGACAGTTGGGTCGTGTCAACGTATTGGGTTACTGGCCTGAACGAGGACGCCCCGTCCGTTACTGCAAGCTGCGCCGGAAACAGGGCGCACGTCTCAAGCGGCAGGGCCTCGGTTGAGGTGGGGTTGGCGAAGTCTACAACGCAGCACGTGGCCTGCTGAAGTCCGTTGTAGGCGCCATACTGATTGTCGCCGTCAACGTTGGCGAACGTCTCGCCAAACCATTCGCCAGTATCCCTCTGGACAACCGCCGACACGCGCCCTTCCTTTGCGAACGGAGCGCTAAGGAGGCGCATCCAGCTGGTGCCGTTTAGCGTCCCGGGTGTGGTGCCGTTGACCACCGTTGAGTAGGTTGCCCAGACAACGCTCCAAGGAGTTACCGCGCCAGACACGCCCGGCTGAAAGAATGCCAGCGTGTAGGCTACCGTAGGGACGGTGGTGGACGAGGCGCAAGCTGAACCTGACGCGTAACAAAAGGCCCCGCTGGCCCCCGACAGCGCGGCAGAGCCGTTCAATAGGGCGACGGTGACCGGGAATCCGGCGTCAAGGAGCCAGCTGGATGTGGCTCTGGAGAGGTACAGTCCGACACCATTCGTGTCGTCCGCATCCCAGCCGTACGTAACGTATGTGTAGCCGCCGGACGTGGACGAGATGCCGATGCCGGTCGGGGGGAAGGTCGTGGTGGCGGTAGTGTGGGTTAGATTGAGCGTTGTGTCGGTGGTGCCGTTGGATACGTTGATTCGCAGCACCGCCACGGCGTTGGTGGACGCACGCGCGAACGCCAGCGCGTAGAAGCTGGCAGAGCCCTGGATGGGCTTGCAGTCGTACATGAGGCTCAAGCCGCCGTACGAGCCGTTGTCGGTCGTTAGGGTTTGCTCCGCTGACCAGGCCAACGTAGCCATATTGAGCGTACGGGCGTAAATCGAGCCCGTGGAGCTCCGCGCGTACGACACCACGACCAGGCTCCCGACAACAAAGGCGTGGACGCAGAAAATGTCGGTGGCAGCGTTGAGGCTCCCGCTAGTGAGTCCGGTGGTGCCGACAGGCGCCCCCGTGTCAGCATCGAAAACGGCCACGGTGGCCGAACCACCGACAGAGCTGAAGTAGGTCGCTTGGGCAACTGTTGCCAGGACGGCATAGCGGACACTCCCGGTAGCGTATATGGCCTGGGCCTGCGAAACGACAGTGGTCGGCGGAGAGACCAGTGGGGTAGTGAAAACACTCCACCTTGGCGCAGGGCAGACGTTCAGCCCGCCCGTGAGCACTGCCGCGTGCGCGGGGGAGTAGGACACAACGTCCGAGCCGTCCAGGACCAGCAGCTCGTCGTCGTTGGCTACGAGCCGCCCCTCGCCTTGGTTCAGGTTGGTGAGCGCCCCGCCGGCCCACTTCTGGGTCATGACCAGCGAGTGACCCTTCCGCTTCTCGGCTGCCCCGTCCTTGCGCCAGCGGACGTTCTCCGCCTGCAGCAGCTGCCCGGACTGCAGGCTGAGCGGGTCGGTGCCCTCGGCTACACCGGCCTGAAGCGTGACGTGGACGGTTTTGCGGTCGAGCTGGGGCATTAGAAGAAGTATAGGCTACAGGTGGTGACAGCACCCCCACCGTGTACCAGCGAGATGTAATATGCGTCGGAGGTCAGCGCGCAGAGCTCCGGTGCGGAGCGGGTGGCGTACACCACCAGCCACCCCTGGGGCTTCCGCCCGAGGCCGTGGGGCACGCGTACGGTCTGCCCGGCCTGGAAGGTGATGTCAGCCGCCAGGGCCCCGGTAGCGAACGGGTGGGCGTCAGCAGCCTCCTTGGCCTGCTTGGCAGCCGTAACCGCCTGGGCCAAAGGCCGCTCATTCTCCCCCGAGCCGGGGAAGGCGACCGTGGGCTTGTACTTGGAGCCCCTTACCGCGGCCACGGCTTAGATGGGGTCGCAGGGACCATGCCGTAGCGGCGGATAACCCGGTCCGGGTGGGAGCGGGAAGGCCCGGCCAGCGCCGCCCGCGCGACCCGCAGGGCGTTGTCTCGAGCCGAGATGAGGGTCGGGGACTGACGGTTGTCCTTCTCGAGGACCTTGATAGCTCCGTCGCAGACTAGGAACTCCTCAAACCCCGCAATGCCGTCCACCGATGAACCCGACGTGAGGACAGTGGGAGTAGGGTAGTACCACAGACGGGCCGAGGAACCCGACTGCGGGACCGGCTTGAAAACCACGTTGGAGCCCACAATGCGGTACGCTGTAGGCATACCGTAGGTGTATGTGCCGATGAACTGGAACAGCTCCCGCTCCTCGAACTGCCACCGCCCCAGAGTGTAGGTGTACCCGTTGACCGTAAAGTCCACGCCGCGGTCCAGGTAGAAGTCGGCGGGCAAAGCGTAGGTGTCTGTGCCTGCAACAAGCGTCACCAGTGTGGAAGAAAGGTAGATGTCGTTGTTCTGTAGGGCGGCCTCGTTGTAAAGCTCACACCAGCTCTGCGAGACGTACGTCGCCAGCTCCGAGTCCGGGAACCGGTCGGTCTCTGCCTCCACGTCCGCACGCTTGCGGATTTGGTCGATAATCGAAGCGACAGTTACGGTGCGTGCCATGTCTGACTCCTGCGTCGTCAGACGCAGTATGGGCCTCTAGACCAAGAAAAAGGCCCACCCCGCCGGGAGGAGCGGAGCGGGCCCGAGTAACTGGAGGAGGCCTTTAGGTCTCTTCGCAGGTGATACTGAACGAGAGCGCGACCGCGTTGGCCGTAGCCGCCGTGTTGGTCGCGTCGCAGAGGACGAACAAGCGGGAACCCGCAGGCACGTCGACCGGGGCGGTAACCGTCATGGCTCGGGTAGTGCCGAACACGAGGGCCGCGGAGGTCGTATTGAACGTCGCGATAGAGGTGCTCGCACCGCCTGCGCCGTCATCGTACTTGAGGGTAAACGCCCAGCCGTCCGCAGCTGCCGAGGCCTGGACGCTGGCCGCGAGCGCGGGGGCCAGATGGGCCGCCGAGACGCGGATAGCGTACGGGAGACGGGAGATGAGGTGGAAGCTGGCGTCCGTGTTCGCCGTGGTAGCGCCTGGCATGTTGCAGTGAAGCTGACGCCCCACCACCACCTGCGCCGCGCGGGTCTTTTCCGCTGCCGAGCCCTCCGGACCCGACAACAGCCCGTAGGACTTGCCTTTGATGCTTTCGCCGTTGATAGCCATTGTAGTTTACTGTCCGTAAGAGTCGGTAAAGAAGAGGGTAATGAACACGCCATCGTTATCCGCGTAGTCGTCCGCAGAGCCGTCGCCCTTGAGGGCCTGGGTAACGAACGTCTTCGTGGACGTGTTGATGGACTTGAGGACCACGCTGGAGGGCTCCCCGGTGCCCGGGGACGCAATGAGCGGGGTGAGCGCGACACCCACAAGGGTATAGCCGCACTGCTTGAGGACGAAGGTGTGTTGCCCGTCGGTGGACTCGGTCGTAATCGAATCCACCAGCGAGATATCACCTGCGGCTGCCGTGAGGTTGGTGCTCGAGGCCGTGCACTTCAGGCAGAAGATGACCAGGTTAGGCTGGAGCGCGCGGGCGCAGCGCTCCCTACGCTCGAAGGCCATTAGACCCCCACTCCGAAGCTGGTCAGGACGATGCTGTCCAGCGGACGGTCGGTGTACATGTTGCCGTAGGTGGCAACGCGGACCTCGTAGGCGTCGTCAGACGCCACACGGAGGAACTGGTTGTCGTCGAAGTCCGCAATCTGCGAGAGCGGGCCGAGGGTGTGGAACTTCCACGCCGCCTTGCGGGTAATCTTGCACTTACCTTGCTGCGTGTACGGGTCCTCCATGATGTCGACCGGACCGCGGCTACCCGCAATCTGGACCGACTTGAAGGAGACGCCTGCCGTCGAGCCCTTGATTTGGCCGTCGTAGACCTTCTGGCCTTCGAGGGAGACCTTGAGCTGCGCCATATCCGCCGGGTGGACCAGGCAGAGGTCAGGCGCCTTCGCCCCTTGGATGTCCAGGTACGCGAGACCCTTCACCAGCGCTTCCGACATCGGGAGGCCCGAGACCGAAAGGCTCTGGCCGGCCAAGCGAACCGGGTCGGGGTTGCGGTTGAGGCTGAACAGCGTACCGGGGGCCGAACCACCGACAATCCAGCCGTCGAAGCCCATCGGAACCACTTCCGTGCTGGCGTTCTTCTCGTCGCCCGCGCGGTAGAGGTAGTCGTCCTCGTTCAGGCCCGGGATAACCGAGTCCCACGCCGCGGCAGCCGTGAGGGTGCCGTTGATGCGGTCGATGGCCGTGATTTCGACTGCGTTGGTCGAGAGGAGCGCACCGCCGTCCGTGGCCGAGGCGCGAACCCGGTCGCCAATCTCGAAGTTGTTGGCATCCCACGCGCTGGCGAGGGTGACCGTAACCGTGGCCGCGCCGGCCGAGGAGCTGCGGAGACGCGCACGCGAACCCGTGCCGTTTCTGTGGCACATGATGGCGTGATGCTCCATGTCGGTCTTGGTCGCACGGTTGATTTCGTTCTCCCAGAGGTTCAGGAGCGCCCCGCCGTTACGGGCCGCCTTCATGGCCTGTCCGCGGACGCGGGCGAGGGCGAAGGACTCCGTACGGGTGACGATGAACTTGTAGAACTGCGAGGGCTTCATGCTGGCCATCGCTTGCGCGAAGTCCGAGCTAGCGCCTCGGGGACCGGCGGTCTGGACTGCAATGTGCAGTGCCTCGCCGTCGAAGTCCGTGGCTTTGGGGAGGACGTTGAGCAGGGTCTGCATTTCGCGACCCTCGTACGACACTCCGTCCTTGTATCGCACCTTCAGGATGGTGCTGATATTCGCAACTGTAGCGGTCATGTAAGTAAGGTAAGGTAAGGGGCCCTAAGGCCAGAACGGTTACGGTTAGCGCTTACGAGTAAGCTGATTAGCCAGCTTCAAGGCTTCTTTACGCGCCTCCTCCTCGGTCATGTCCCGAGGCTCTTTGGGAGGCGCGGAGCGGGGCGCTGCATCCGTGGCCGTTAGCGATGTCTGTCCCTTCGAGGGGCTCTTGGCGCTACCTACTGCCGGTACGGTCTGCTGCTTCTGTGTGATTCTAGAATAGCGTGTACGCAGGTCGTTCTCCAAATACCGCGCCACAGCCTCGAAAGAGGGGTACTGGTCCGTGGACTCCTTGTACTGCTCTGCGATGGCCAAAGCCCGGTCGGCCAGCTCCGTGGGGGAGTCGTCGTAGTAGGCGACAAGATGGGCGAATTCGTCGGATTCGGTCGCCACGTAGGTGACGAAATCCCGCTTCACCGCCTCCTTGCCGCGCTCCAGTTCCGCCTGCTGCGCAGCCTGTACCGCCCGTTGCTCGGCCGCCTGCTTTTCGGCCAACTGGCGCTCCAGGGCCTCCAGGCGCTTCGCTACGGGGTCGTTGGCCTTGGGGGCCTCGGCTTGCCCCAGCAACGCCCTGGCAATGTCCTCGTCCTTGTAGCCGGCCTCCCGAAGGAACCCCAGTGGGTCCGTCTTGGCGCGGGACTCCAGGTCTTTGGCGAGGCGTTCGGCCTCCGCAGCCCGGCGTTCAATGGCGTCCAGGCGCTGCTTCTCGGCCATACGGGCCTTCACCCGCTCGGAACGGCCCTTGAGGACAGCCTCCAGGTCGTCCACTTGCCCCGCGGGCTCAGCGGCCTTATCCCCTTCCGCGTGAACACCTTCCTGGCCTTCGGCGGTTTCGCCCGGTGCGGCGGTGCCCCGCTTGGCATCAACTTTGGCGACCACACCCTCCTGACCGGGTGCTTCCCCAACTGGAGCAGTGGCTACGGCGGAGCCAGGCTCATCCCCTCCGGGCGGTGGGTTCAGAATCGAGTCGGCCAACGCCCTCGCTTCGGCCGCGGGGTCGCCCGTTGCAGTCCCGACCCCATCGGCAACGCCACCAAATTCACTGACCTTGCCTGCCTGCGTGTTTCCCTGCATCGCTCCCTTCGTTTTTAGAAGTTCGATAGCGCCTCAGCGGGCGGTACGAACGGGTTCTGGCCCGGGGGTGTCCCAGGCGCGATAGGTACCGGCGGGGGTCCCATTGGGCCCTGCGGGATGCCTGACATGATACCCGCATCCATAGGCGCCTGCATCGGCATACCGGTAGCGGGGTCTACGGGCGGCGGCGCACCGGTAGCGGGGTCGACCATCCCCGGGGCAGCCTCGGGCGGAGGCTCCAGGTAGAACTTGGCCGAAAGGATGTACTCCTTCAGTGCCCTAAGCCGGGGCAGGAACTTACGGTACTCCGCCGTGCCCGGTTCAGGGGCTCGTAGCCGCGCCAGGTTGTACGCCTTGGCGCCCCGCTGAACGATAAGGATGTGGTCGTCGAACGCCTCAGCCACTGGGGCAAGCCCCCGAGAGAGGATGGCGTCAATGGTCTGGTCAATGATGTCCAGGGTAGACGTCTCGAGGTCGTTTTCGGCCTCCAGGTCAGGCATGTCCAACAGTTGGCGAAACTCGAGCTCATCGATGTCGTTGCGCTGCCGCATTTCCGACAGGAACTCGTAGCGGGCTGCGGGGGACTGGCTAAGGAACGAAGTCGGGAAGACCTTCAACTTGTAGGACCCCACCGGGATGTCCACCTCCTTGAATTCAATCTTCTCGAGCCGGCGGCCTTCCTTGGTCTCCGCCAGCACAGTGTAGTCGCCACCGGTAGAGCAGGTGCGCACCACCTCCAGCGCCCGCTCCGCCATGGCGCAGTAGAACGCCTCCCGGCAGCGGATGAACTGGACCAGCTTTTCAGCAACGATGTCGTCCAGGAGCTGGATGGCCTTGGCGGCAGTAATGCCCTCGGCCGGCTTGCCCGAGATGTTGGTCTCCGGGAGGCCGGCGGCCTTCTCCATGTTCGCCAGGATGGTGTCGGCGAAGTTGTAGGTTTGCTGGTTTGCAGGAGCGGGGTTCCACTCTTTGATGTCCCCGTTGGGGTCGTCCACCTCGATGATAGTCCCGGGGACGTTGTCGATTTCGGCCTTGTTGATTTTGGCCTGGCGCCGCACGAACACGTGGGGGGAGCCGAGGAGGGAATGCCCCTCCCGGAGTTTCTCCATGAGTCGGTCGAATTCCCGCTGGGGGCCCAACAGCTTGGCCATCATGGGCGGGGCGGTGAGGCCGTATAGGGGGAACTGGCGAGTAAGGAACACGTGGGGGAGGTGCTCGAAGTCGTAGTCCTCCAGGACCAGCGTGTAGCCCTTTACGCAGATGCAGTGCTTGCCGTCCTCTTCCCCGGTACCGGACGGCAGGTGCCAGGCCTCCCGTACGCGGATGAGGTCCTGGTTGTGGGGGGAGTTGTAGACCGGGTCGTCGGCGCCTTCGTAACGGAGCTCCAGGACGTGCTTGCGGGCCTCGGGACTGTTGGCCTCCCCGCCCCACTTTTTCATGAGCGCCAGGAGCTGGTAGCGGTCGATGAAAGACTCCTCGTAGGACGTCCTCACCCGGCCGGTCATGAGCGCCTCACCCGGGTCCCAGAAGACAGAGTCCGGGTCGCAGCGCTCAATCACGCACTTCCCGCCACGTTCAACCACCTTGGCTACGCCGCAGTCCTTGATAAGGGCGTCCGTGGTCCACCGGTAGTCGTTATCGAAGACCCCAGCCTCCCAAAACAGGCCCGAAATGAACCGGTTGAACTGTTTGGCCTTCTGCCGCTCCTCCCAGGCGCCTCCGGACGTGAGCGCCATAGGCACAATCCGGCTTTTGCAGACCTTCGTAACGACCGTGTCGATAACGTTGGTCGCGTGGGCGAAGTTGATGTCCTCCGCCAGGGGCCGGTTGGTCGTTTGGCCGTAATCCTGCCGGGAGACCCCGTACTCGCCCATATACGCCGTGTGGCGGGCCTTCCGGAGCTCAAACCAGGGCTTGAAGGCCGCTAGGACCTTGTCCACCACCTCGTCCGG